CCGCGTGGGCGCTACCACGGGGATGCAGGTCCATACCGAGTACGCGCGGCCTGACCAGAAGCGCGGCGCCACGACCGGGCACATGCTGCCCCTGGTGGCCTACGATCGCGGCCTGGGCTGGACATGGGATTTCTTGCGCAAGGCGCGCCGGATTCAACTGGAGACCGACGTGGCCGAGGTGGTCAAGGACATTCAAGACAACTGGGAGAAGCAGATTCTCACCCGTCTGTTCAAGAGCACCTATACCGCCGTGGGTTCGTCCGGGCGTTCCATGCCCCTGGCCGATGGCGGCACAGCGGATGCTAACTACATCCCCATCGCCGTACCCAGCCGGGGTGGCACGTTCCTGTATACGCACGACCATATCGACGCGCTGAACGGCATCACCCAGGCCAACCTGGAGACCGCCGTGGCCGACCTGTACGAGCATGGCTATGACGCCCCGTTTGACATGATTATCGCCTATGCGGACGTGTCGAGCTGGATCAACACCACGAACGTCACCGGCTGGATTCCGCGCGCTGACCCGCTCATCCGCTACGGTATGACCGCGGATACGGCCAACGTGGATGACGGCTACATCGGCGTCATCGAAACGGACTATGGATCGGTTCGCGTTCGCACCAGCGGGCGCATCCCGACCACGTACTGGACGGTGTACAAGAGCTACGGGCCGATGGACTCGCGCAACCCGCTGATCGTTCGCCAGGGCACGGACTACGGCTATGGGGCCGTGCTGCTCAAGGGCGACCATATCCGCGAGTTCCCGCTGGAAGAGGCCATCGTGTTCCAAGAGTTCGGCGTGGGCGTGCAGGATCGCGTGGGCGCCGTCATCGCGGAGAACACCGCGGGTGCCTGGGGCGATCCGACCATTAGCTAGCAAAGCGAGGCAGCCGTGGCTTTCACATATGACCTAACGACAAACAGGGGCAAGGTTCGTTTCCTGATACCGGACACGGACCTCAACAACTACGAGTTAGAAAATGACGAGATAGACTATTTCCTGACTCGCACGGGCTCCGTCGTGAACGCCGCGGCTGTCGAGGCCTGTCTCTGGCTGGCTCGCAAGTATGCCACCAAGCCGTCATTCACCGCCGACGGGCTGACCGTCCAGAACGCGCAACGCGCGCAGATGTACGCCGAACGGGCGCGAGAGCTGCGCGACGCCACGCTGGGCGGCATGACCTCGGTGGCCATCGACCGCGAGGACGGCTACAGCGAGGCGGCCTCAAGCAGCGAGTACGAAGTGGCACACAAGATCATCTATATCGACACAGATTAGAGAGGTACACATATGAGACGGCTCACACTTCGCCGGGGAGTGGATGTCAAGAGCGCGTTGTTGATCGAGGGTACGGAGGTCACTGCGACCGCCGCTGAGATCAACGCCGCTGCGGACATTGCCACAGCCGGTGCTGTCGAGGCTTCTAAAGGCCTCGTGGTGGATGCCAACAAGGACCTGGCAAGTTTACGCAACTTTACCGCGACGGGCACCGCTACGCTGGGCGCCATCGCGGCCAATGATGCGAGCCTGGACGTGGCCGGCCTGGCCGCGAGCGTCGCGGGCAACGGCGGCGCTGTGGCCATTGTGGCCGGGCGCGCGCATACCAACGGCACAGGCGGTGGTGTCACCGTCACGGGCGGCGCTGGCTCGGCAACGGGCACAGGCACGGGCGGCGCCTTTGCTGCCGTTGGCGGGGCCTCCGGCGGGGGCGCTACGGGCAACGGCGGTGGGGCTTCCATCGTCGGTGGCGACGCTGCTTCCACGAATGGCAATGGCGGCGGCGCGGCTGTGACGGGTGGCGATGCCACGGGCACAGGAACCGGCGGGGCCGCGACCATCGCCGCGGGAGCATCGGCGGGCGCAACTGGCACCGGCGGCGCGGTCACTATCACCTCCGGCGCTGGGGCCGCGGGCACGGCGGGGTCCATTGCCATCGACGCGGGGGCAGCCGGGGGCGGCACGGCGGGCACCATCACCATTGGCGGCACGAATGCCGGGACGGTGACGGTGGGGCGCAGCGGGCAGACCTTGGCCCTCGCGGGCAACATCACCGCGCCACAAATCACGGGCTCTGACACCTCCCTGGCTATCGCCGGGCTTGCGGCTGCCGCTGCGGGTGACGGTGGGGCGGTGCCTATCGTGGGTGGGCGCGCGCATACCAATGGGGCGGGCGGCGCTGTGAGTCTCACCGCTGGCGCGGGTTCGGCCACTGGTACGGGCGCTGGCGGCGCGGCTTCGCTTGCTGGCGGCGCTTCGGGCGGCGGCGCGACTGGCAACGGCGGCGCGACTAGCGTTACGGGCGGCGCGGCCACGAGCACCAATGGCACGGGCGGCGCGGCCTCCCTCGTTGGCGGAGTCGCCACGGGCACCGGCGTGGGCGGCGCTGTAACCATCACCTCCGGGGCATCGGCGGGAGCCGCGGGCACAGCGGGCGCTGTGACCATCGACGCGGGGGCTGCTGCAACCGGCACGGCGGGCGCTATGTCGCTCGGCGCGACCAATGCGGCCAGCGTGACCATCGGCGCGGCTACTATCCCCGTCACCGTGAGCGGCGCAACGCCAGTGCTTGGCTTCGTGGATCGGGTCACGACCGACGAAGTCAACGCCGGGCATACCATCCTCGCCAGCGCAGCGGGGCGCACCGTTAAGGTGCTGGATGTGAAGATGCGGGCCATCGGCGGCGCAGCCGGGGACGTGACCAGCGTGGATGTGAAGGAGCTGGCCACGGGCAACGTCGTCTCTCGCCAAGTGGTGGCCGGGCTGACCGAGAACGCCATCTGCGGCGCGTGGACGGCCAATAGCGTTCACACCTACACGGGCGTGGCGCTCACCGCGGGCAACGGCCTGGAGATTGAGAAGAACGGCTCGGACATGATTACGGCTACGCACATCGACGTGTTTGTGCAGTACGTTCTAAGCTAATGACTGACCGGGGCGGGGGAAACTCCGCCCCACAATGACGGGAGCAGCCATGGCCCTGCTATCGACCAACGACCTATACCAGATGCGCGCCGAACAGACGGAGGCGCTTTGGGATACGTGCGTCGTGCAGACCCAGAGCACGACGGTAGACACCTATGGGCAGCCTATCGAGTCGTTCACGGACGGGAGCGCCATTTCCTGCCGCTTTGTGCCATCCGATGGCCGGGAGCGCAGAGAGATTAACCGCCTGGATGGTAGCATCACCGTCATGCGCGCGCTAGTGCGCTTGCCGCGGGGTACGGCCATTACGCCGAACGATCGGGTGAAAGTGACCAAGCGTTTCGGGACTACGCTCACCACGGCGCTCATCTATGCCGTGGCCGACGTGGCGACAGAGGTACACGGCACATGCCTAACGGCTAACCTCATGGACGTGGACTAATGGCAGAAGGATTTACCCTCCAAATCGAGATCAAGGGCGTAGCGGAGTTCGGCAGGCTGCTGGACAGGCTGAGCAACGCGGTACGTGGCCAAGTGGTACAGGATGCGCTCCTGGCCGGGGCCTACATTGTGGAGGGCTACGCCAAGGTCAACGCTGTGACCGATACTGGCTTTATGAAGAACAGCATCTACGCCAAGACCTCCAAGAAATCGAACTATGGGCAGCGGGCGGCTGAGGCGCGGGCGGTCAACGACACGGCGGAACTGCTACCTGAGATGGACGCGCCTGATGACAAGTCGGCCATCGTGGCGGTAGCAGCCGAGTATGGCGCCTATGTGGAGTATGGCACAGCGCGCATGGGCGCGCAGCCCTACATGCGCCCGGCGGTGGACCAGCACATACCGGAGATAACGCAAGCCGTTTCGGAGAACCTGAGCGACGGCATAGCGAAGGCGCTGCGATGACCACACTGGCCGAGGGCCTGTTCACCCGACTAAGTACCTACGCAGGGATTACGGCGCTGGCATCGACGCGGGTGTATCCCATGCAACTACCGTATCAGCCGATGCTCCCGGCCATCACCTACCAAGAGGTGACGCTGCGCACCGAGCAGCAGTTCTCCAGCACGGCGTTCAAGATTTCACGCTGGCAGATCGACGCCTGGGCGGTTTCCTACGATGCGGCCACGGACCTGGCCGACGCCATTACGACGGCGCTGGACGGCTTTGTGGGCACCATGGGCGTAGCCTGTGACGTGACGCTAGCGGGGCGCGTAGACCTGATAGACCCAGAGACCAAGTGGTTCCACGTGGCCGTTGACTTTGAGAT